GTACCTGAAAAAGTAGTCCAATCAAATTTGGTGTTGTATGTTTGTGTAAATGTATGAACTGTAAAATTTGATGAGTTTCTAGTTAATATACTGGCTGTTAATGTATCGATGTTACCTTGGCGATTATCGTAGTTGTTGTTATTGATTTGCCAAGACCAATTGTATCCGTTGACCTGTATCCCTGTTCCACTGAGTACTCGATTTAGTACCATAGTTTGTGCTACAGTAGCACTACCATAACTGAAGTGAATAGTGTTAGTGGCAGGATCATACAGTGGAGTAGGGCCGCCAGGCATAGCGTTTGCAGGTAATGCACCTGTAGTAACACCTGTCCAGGTATGTGTAGTACCTGAAGTAATTACGTTAGGTGTAGTCTGGACAGTTTGGGCACCGGCTACAGAGATACCCAATGCCGCTAACAGGGCAACAAGGTATCTCATTAGTCCTTGCTCTTAACTTTTTGTGGTTGACGCTTTGGGTCAGCTTCCCAAATTTCTCTAGCTTGTTCGCCAATCTTGCCGTCTACCGGGCAAGGTGTACCGGCGTTCATCATAGCAGTAAACACACGCTCGTCCTGACATAGTGTAGCAACTGCTGCTACTTTCATACCCATATCAAATAGTGTCTTAGATAACTTTAGTCGTTCGCAATTTTTATCTACAAAAGTAGAACCAATTGCAATACCTAAGATCTGAGTTTGTGCTGCACCACTAACACCAACGGCACAAAGATCACTATTCATTGAAGTGATACCTGGTGCTACTGCTGTAGGTGGAGGCGATTTAACTGTGGTTGTAGATGTAGATTCTGTTACACTTCTAGATGTAGAATCGGTAATAATTGGATCAACTGCATAAGCGGTTGATGCTACTAAACTAAGTGTTAGTAATAACTTCTTCATTTTAGCTCCTGGGCGTCTAGGCCTTTTTTTGCGAGCTTTTAATGGAATATGTTTTTTGAAAAGACAAAAAGCTCCTTTATCTTATTTAAGGAGCTTTTAGGAATGATTCAAAGTGTATTTTATTCGGAAATTTGTTCTAGAGCAATTTTAGATCGTTCTTGAATTATAACGTAGAAACTATCTAGTTCTCCGCCAAACTTTCCCATTAAGTGATCAATTGCATCTAAACAAAACTTATAATTTTTCTTTTTAAGTTCTTCTATTAGATTTTCGTGCAATCTGATATCAGATTCTAAATTTGGAAGATGTGCTAAGTTCATTTTATCAGCAGGAACTACACAAAAAGTTTCCAACTGTTGTCCTTCGACATCAAACGTTTCTAGTTCTAGTACAGTATATCTAGAACGCAATTCGTCAGCTACTTGTCTATTAAAAATTATCTGCATTATTTTTTTACACTTTCGTATGTGCGTTTAGCTATACCAACAGATTTATAAATTTCCTGAACAGCACGAGCTTGGTAGTAACAATCAATTAGTGCATTGTGAGCGCCATGTCTATCTTTTTTTCTAGGATCCCCATGTACAGAAAACAATGTGCGACTATCTCTAATTTGCCAAAACTGCCACGGAGTTGGTCGTCCTACTTGTCTATACAAATCTTCAAGAATAACAATATCAAACGCAGGTCCTTGACACCATATGTTATCGGCGCCCACTAGAAATCTGTTCAGTTCGTCGAGCATAGTGTTGATGCCGATTCTTCCTTCTATGCCCATAGCTTCTTCACGAACTTCTTCGGTTTGCGTTCCCCACCATGCTACAGTTTCTTCCTGTATATGACGATCCATTGCTAGCTGTTCATCTACATCGGGCTTTAGATAAAGTCCTTTTTCGTGATCAACATCATCGTCCCACGGGCTAAATTTAACTGCACCAAGCGTAAGAATTACAGACCAAGGCCTAGTACTCAGTGTTTCAAGATCTAACATTATATCCATGATTAATTATAACTTATTATGATGGTCGTGTCAACTGAACTATCTTGTGGACGATTTGATTTACTGTCTGTTCAAACCAATTAGTCTGTGTAAAATGATTATAGTTATGATCTAGAATTGGTCTGGCTTTATTCAAAACTGTTTGTTGATCCATTTTTGATAATGCTACTATCTGATCAAATGCTGCGGCCCATCTTGTTTCGTCATCTTGAATTTCATCAAAGCTTTCATCGATGATTCCATCAAATGTTTGAAATCCAACTTTTCTGAGATTAGCTAAAAAGCGATATCCGCAAAAAGGAATAAACAATCTGCGCCCTAGAAATGCCTTGCCGGTTTTTTCTGTATAGAACGAAAACTCATTAAAGTAATTTGTTTCTGCAATTATGCTATAGGCAGTTTTATTATACAAACTAACCGGAACAATATGTGACCACGGCACATCATTTAGATGACCATAAGATACACCGTCATATGAATTTTGTACAGTATTATTGTTTTGATGTGTAACAACATCAGGTTCATCAATCCAAGAACCAGTTTCTCCGGCATAGCTAATAACTGACAATTCTTTTAAATTGCTGTTACGTAAAGCATCGTATACAAAAGTTCTATGAGGCTTTTTAAGACCTAGTAATGCATCAAACAGTTTCTCTTTAGGTTCGTATGGACGTAAGTTATCTAGCTTATCTGGTACCTGTTCGTATAAACTGTTTAACGAGTTAAATCGTGAACCGTTAAAAATTACGTTGCTTTCGTAATCAGAATTTATTAGTCCGGGAATGGCCCAAAACACATTTGAGCCACTGGTATGGAGAATTAAAGTTTCGCTGTGTAATTCGTATTCGTTAGCAAATACTAAATCGCACTTAGATGCAATTTCTTTAAGATAATTTATATATACTTCGTGAGATCGATTAGGAGCATCAGCTGGATACAAACTGTGATTAGATGTAATTACAACTTTGTAATCTTCTTCGGCATTAAGGAATTCATCAATATTGTTTGTTATACGAATAGGAATGTCAATAGACAACCAATACTTTTTACTGTAAAAGACTCTCCAATCTGTGTAAACAATTAATTTTTTAGCCACAGATTACGCTCTTTGGTAAAAATCTAAATTAATATGATCTTTAAATTCTGGTAGCTTTTCCTTATCCGGTTCATTTTTGAGAACACGCATTGATTCGGCTGCTGCTACACGCTTACGCAGACTACTAGAACTAAAAGAATGATCTCGACCATTGAACACTATTTGAATTCCTCGAGCATAGCATTCTTGGTCACCAGTGAAAGGCTTGTCTGCATATTCTTCACCAAGAATACGAACGTCTAGCGGAAGAATTAGTAGCAAGTCTACTAGATCTTGTTCGGTCTGATACACAACCACTTCATCCACATAACGACATGCTGCCAGTTGAATCTGTCTTTCCACAATACTCTGGACTGGTTTGTTCTTCGTATCCGGGCGGTCAATAGTGGGATCCGTTTGTAGTCCAGCAATAAGATAATCACAATGGTTTTTGGCCTCCGCCAACATTGCCACATGCCCGGCGTGAAGCATGTCAAAAGTGGAGAAGGTAATGCCAATTTTAAGACCTTTGTCTTTGAGTTCACGAATTTTATTGAATATCATTAGTCAGTTAATATACAGTTGTCAATCATGTCACATAGTACTTTTTTTATAAAGTCTTTGCTCATGCCTTCATTACTACAATAAATTTGATCGTCCTGTTGAGTAAATGTAAATTGTCCCCAGCCAACATCTTTAGCTGTCCAACTTATAGTAATTGGGCCTTGATTTAAATCTACAAAATTTTCTAGTTGATCAAACATTAAGTTGCTGCTTCCAATTTAACGTTTAGTGGAAATCCATTATTGCGGGCCAGTAGTGTAACTTCGATGCCCTTTTGTTCAGCCATTTCGTATGGCAGTGTTGCTACTACAGCTGATCCATCTTCGTGAATCTTCATGGTGATATCTGCTGCATCCTCATCATTGTAATTAAAAACAACTTTTAAACTTTCAATTACAAACTCCATTGTTGTTTGGTTATCATTAATGTAGATAACATTGTATAAGCTCGGCTCAGGAAGATTAGTCTTAGGAGCAATTTTTGTACGAACAATAGTTTCAGTACTAGTAGTCATAATCAGTAAGGTTAAAGTAGGAGGCGTACCCCCTACTGTTGTTAGTATATTACTTAGTAAAAGTAATTGCAATCTTCTTGGGTTGTTTTTCTTCAGGAATTACCTGTTCCAAATTGATTGACAAGATACCGTTACTTACAGTTGCACCACGCACCTCGACACTTTCTCCTAATGGGAATGTCTTGGTAAAGTTACGTGAGCTGATTCCTCTATGTAGATACTGTCGATCTTGTACTTTTGTTTTATCCTGCTCACCACAAACAGTTAGTACATTTTCGCGAAGTTCAACATCAAGTTCGTTTTCAGCGAATCCTGCTACTGCTACTTCAATTACATATTTGTTTTCATCGAGCTGAATAACATTGTGTGGAGGATAATTATCAGCTTTGCTATTAGCAAAAGTTCTATTCAACTCAGAGATGATTCGGTCAAATCCGATAGCATGACGATGAATAGATGGTAGATCAAGAGTTGTGATATATGTAGTCATAATATTTCTCCTTTCATTAAGCAAGTTATGACATATATGAGAGTAGACCCTAATTAGGCATCTACTCTACATATTCTTAGTTTTTATCTTTTGTTTCAGTAAATTCGGCATCAACTACATTGTCGTCTACATTGGGCTTTGCAGGCTCCTCTGTAGTTGATTGCTTTACTTCATTAATTGCAGCAGAGGCAACTAACAATTCACTCAATTGTGTAGTAATTGCTTCTTTGTCAGTGCCAGCTACTGCTTCTTCTAGTTTAGCGATAGCATCTTGTATAGTTTTCGTCTGCTCTTCAGAAAGTTTGCCCTCGACTTCCTTAAGATCAGTGCGAACCTTGTGGACAACCGAATCCGCTTGGTTCCTTACATCAATTAACTCGCGTTGCTTTTTATCGGCATCAGCATTTGCTTCAGCATCGCGAATCATTTCCTCAATCTGCTCTTTGCTTAGACCACTGTCCGACTTAATAGTAATCTTATTTTCTTTGCCAGTTTGTTTATCACGAGCACTTACTTTAAGAATACCATTAGCGTCAACATCCAGCGTGACTTCAATTTGTGGTACACCACGTGGAGCAGGATTGATTCCTTCTAAATTAAATTCACCTAATAGTTTATTATATTGTGCAAGTTCACGTTCGCCTTGATAAACTTTGATCGTTACAGCCGGCTGGTTGTCATCGGCTGTGGAGAATACTTGACTATGCTTGGTAGGAATAGTGGTATTCTTCTGAATTAGTTTCGTCATCACTCCGCCCATGGTTTCAATACCTAGGCTTAGTGGGGTTACATCAAGGAGTAGAACGTCCTTACGTTCGCCGCCCAGAACAGCACCTTGTACTGCTGCTCCTACTGCGACTGCTTCATCCGGGTTGACATCACGACGTGGTGCCCGCCCAAATAACTTTTCAACTTCTTCTTGAACCTTTGGCATACGAGTCATACCACCAACTAGGATAACTTCGTCAATTTCCGACGCACTAACGCCTGCGTCTTTCATTGCAACACGGCAAGGTTCAATTGAACGTTGAATTAAATCTTCAACTAGACTTTCTAGTTTTGCTCGAGTAATCTTAATGTTTAGATGTTTAGGACCTGTAGCATCGGCAGTGATGTAAGGCAAGTTAACATCTGTTTGTGTACTATTACTCAATTCAATTTTTGTTTTTTCTGCTGCTTCTTTTAGGCGCTGTAGTGCCATAACATCTTTGCTTAGATCAACACCACTTTCTCGTTTGAACTCAGCAATCAAATGTTCCATTATTCTTTGGTCAAAGTCTTCACCGCCCAGGAATGTGTCACCGTTGGTGGAAAGTACTTCGAATTGTTTATCACCATCCACATCAGCGATGTCGATAATAGATATATCAAAGGTACCACCACCAAGGTCGTACACAGCAATTTTGCGATCTTTTTTGTCACTTTTATCTGCTCCATAAGCTAGGGCCGCTGCGGTCGGCTCATTAATAATACGCAGAACTTCTAGGCCAGCAATTGCGCCAGCATCCTTAGTTGCTTGGCGTTGGCTGTCATTGAAATACGCAGGTACAGTAATAACTGCCTTGTTGACTTCATAGCCTAGATAATCTTCAGCAGTCTTTTTCATCTTGCGAAGAACTTCTGCGCTGATCTGCGGAGGAGCAAGTTCACGATCGTTTGCTGATACCCATGCATCACCATTAGCTGCTTCAGTGATTTTATACGGCATGAGGTTGATATCTTTTTGCACTGCTTCTTCTTTGAACTTACGTCCAATTAGTCGTTTAGCAGCATAGATAGTGTTTTTAGGATTAGTTACTGCTTGGCGCTTGGCCGAAGCACCGACTAGAATTTCGTCAGAAGTATAAGCAACGATACTAGGTGTAGTGCGAGCACCTTCTGAATTTTCAATTACTTTTGGGGTTCCGTTTTCGACAACTG